AAGGAAGACCACGCGGACCAAGAATTCAAAGAGAGTGAACCACCGCCTACAAATGCCCGCGCAAATGATAATGTAGAGAGCAATACTGAGGCGCTCATTGAAGCGCTGTTATACGTATTGATGCCAGGGTCCACCGGCAGACACAACAATATGACGACTACATCTACTACATCTAATACCTCGTCCATATCATACGACCCATCTAACAATATGTATTTTTTTGACTATTATTTAGGTAATCGGTCTTAATAAATTTACGTAAAGGGTTTAAAGATTACACCATTATATTAGCAATATCAAGCAATGCAATCACAAACTTCTGAAAATGACCATGCCCATGTCAATGTTAATAACGATAAACTTAACGATGATGTTCAAATCGTTCAATTTGTCCCCGAAGTGGACATCCAAATGTATGACCTAAATGCATGTGAGCTAACTGCTGTAAATTTAACGAGCGACATTGTGGCTGAGGCGGAAGACACTCCAACCATCACGGTTACTCGCAAGAACCCTGAAAGACATTATTTTAAATGGTCTTTTCATGAAATTAACCAGTTACACCGCGAAGCGCAGATAATGGACTTAACCATTCAGGAAATTGCTAAGAGACACCAGCGCACAAACTCGGCGATTTTGTTCAAGTTAAAGGAAGAAAAATTAATCAAGTGGGATTGCTCCCTTGATAACACCAATATGCGCACTGTTTTAGAATACTACAATAATTACCTTCGCAATTATCATGAGGTTGAGGATGAGGACGAAGAGGTGGAAGATTATATCCCATTAAGTAATCGTGATAATGGGTCTAATGATGATGAAGACTATGTTCCATCAAGCGATTACGAAGACGACGACGACGATGATGTAGATGAAAAACAAGTGGTAGATGCCCCGTTATTTCAGATTAAGATGGGTGCACTCAGTAATTTTGAGAAAGCCCTGCTCACACATGGTTACACAATTTATTGCGCGGTTGTATTATCAACCTATGTAGTAATATTTATCTATTGCACATTTTTTAAGTATTGAACCAATAAGTCAACAACCCTTGCAGCCCAGCAAATACCAACATCACTATAACAATTCGCAATAAATCATCTTTTGACGGGAAATTAATTTCTGGATGGCTATCCCCGTTTTTGCTTAATCTACCAATGTTGTAATGGATTAGATTTTCAAACAGGTTCACAAATAAATACACCGTGAACGATACCACCATCAGGTGAACATTTTTAGCACTTATATAATACATTTATATAAGTACTACGCATAAAAAATATGCCAATTTTAATAATTTAATAGGTTGCATTTGTTGATTAATGTGATTATTATTTTTTCTTGACTACCTGGAAGAACTGCGTCATTGTTTTATTGCCGTTTTTTATATTTGTCGTCTCGCGCAAATACTCGTCAAATAACAACGATTTCACCTCCTTATCCTTCAGTTTTGCCAGCTTGTCGCTAAATTTATCCTCCTCCACCGTATCTCTTAATTTCTCCACTTCGCCTTTAAATCTTGCAATCTTACCCTTCATCTTTTTTAAATCCCACATCTCTTCCAGCACTAATCCAAACAACTGAAGCAATGGCTTCATGATCTGGTTCGTTATGTAAAACGAATAGTCTATCTTCACTGTCTGTTGGTTCGCCTTTATAAACGCAGGCGTCTCTATCTTATTCCCCTGCAAGTCCTTCTTTGCACCAACAATGTAGACAAACGGTATTCTGTCTCCACACTTCGGCTTGTTCCCCGGTTCTCGCGCGGCAATCCGGTCCGCCAACACTTTATGCGCTATCTGCTTGGGGTTCTTGTAGAACGAATTCAATGACTTGGAGATAATCAACTTATCCATGGATATGTTTTCGTCTACAATGTCTTGCAACGACTGCTTTAAGAAGCTTATCGCCTTCTGCAAATTCTGCTCCTTCATAAAGATGTCTATTACACCGCCATATATGTCTTTCACTATCGGCGCATTGTCGCGCCTCTTTAACACTATCCCCATCTCCTTTCGTTTCCCTTTTTTCGGATTGTGCTCATATAACATGCCTACATACCGTTTCTTTGATAATAAACAGAATGGCGAAAAGGTTTTTTCATACTCAAAATCGTGCGGCGCTTTCAAAAACTGCGACACCAAATGTGTAGCCTCCTTTGCCACCTCGATTGATATCTCCAACGCTTTTTCCCCCACAATCTTTTCCCCATCCGGCGTTGTCAAATGGAACGTGAAGAACACCGAGTCCGTATCCCCATATATATACTCCGCTTTCGTTCTCACCATTCCATACTTCTCTGTTACACACTCATTGTCCCCATAACACTCCTCCACCACTTTCTTCGCATACGTGAGCAATAATCGCCCCGTGGCCGTCGTGGATGCCGCCGCATCCTGCTCATAAAACGCGCTTGTTTTTGCGCCACATTGCCCATATAGCGAATTTGCCGTGACCTTATAGGCCAACTGACGCTTATCCAACACATTCTTCATGAACTCATCTTGCTGGTTCGGAATAAGCTTTCGCGTAGACTTGCGCGCCGATAACAGCTCCTCCAAAATCGCCGGCATAATCGCACGATTGCCATCCGGGAATTGCGCATAACAACATATCTTGTAACCCGATAACACCTTCTTCGCCTTCGCCGTCGGCCGGTCTTTCACATATTTATACGTGTCATACTTGATTTGCACGTATTCATACCCCGGCAATGCATCATACAAATATGCACCCGTTCTTTTATCCTTGGCGCCCGTCTCTTTAATCAGATTATTCGTCAAGTCATACTCTTTCGTCCACACCTTACTGTCGTGTGAAATATTCTCGCTCAACATAGAGGACGGATACAGGGAGGCGAAGTCGCCCACCGCGACTGGATTATCTAAATATAGCCCACATTTGGGGTCCAATACGATGGCGCCTTCATAGCCATCATCCATATTGCCTTTCTCTATTACCGGGAGAAGCGTTTTCTTTTCTCTACATTTTTTCGCCACGAAACTCAATAACTTAATTCCTTGCCCGCGAAACACCAGGAAACTCATCGGCACACTACAGAGTTTGCCCATCTCAATGAAGCCGGTAAGCACGTCCACCTTGTTGAACAAATAGTGCACCAGGTTACAATCCTGAATACAGTATTTCGCTACTATCGCTCGGTCGCCTGACGATCCATTCGTTAACCTGAAAATATCTTGAGGGGTCACGTCGTCTTTTGCCAAACACCAACGCACTGATTTTGACCCAGCCAAGTCGGGCGTCTCGTGTCCATAAATCGTGAACCATCCTTCTTCCTTATTCACTTTACACACTTTGAATTTTGCACCATTCTTGTAATAGTTGATGGAATGCTTCAACTCTTCTATGTGTATGAAAGTGTCCTCCAATAATCCAGTCATGTTTGCCGTTTTAATTACTGTCAGGTCTTCCCCTGCATTTGAGCCGTTGCTAATCAGCGTGCACTGCTTGATATCATCTCCGATGAAATGGCCCGCGACAAAGTCCAGCTTGTATGAACTCAATATTTCTTCCCTGCGAAAATAATTATACATATCAATCTGGATACGCCCCGGCATTTTGATATATTGGAGCTCATGCGTTCCACTGGCGATGACGATGCTGCTTTCCTCTATCTTCAGCTTTTTAGTTTGATAGTCTTGCGAACTACAGCTCTCGTTTTTATTGCGCGACAGTTTCAAAAACTCTTCCGCACAATTTGTCTCTAATGCGCGCTGAAACATGAAGGTGTAATCAAATCCAAAGATGTTGTACCCGATGATGATATCCGGGTTCTCTCTTTGTATCAAGTCGCGCCAAGCCAGCAACACCTCCTTTTCCGTGGAATAACTGTCTATCTGCGAATTCGCCTGTTCCATCTTGTCGCACGTGTTTAGCGCAATGCAGTGGTTCAAGTAGGGCTCTTTGCCGCCATAATTCAAAAAGGTGGACCCGATGAACGTGACCTTGTCGCCCTCCAATTCTGGGAAGTTTTTCATGAGAAGGCGGTTCAACTCATCCACTTTGCCTGACCGTTCAAACGTCTTGTCCGCCAACATGGTTAGCACCGTCGCATTCTTGTTTACATACTTTGCAGTGGCGCGCTTTTTTAAAAACCAACTGTTTGGTTCTGGTTCCGCTTCCGCCTCTAACTCATTGTCGTCGTCGCTTCCATCATCGCCATCGCTGTCTTCGTCTTTGTCTTCGTCTTTGTCTTCTTCCTTTTCTAGCGTAGTTGCTGCCTTTGCAGAATATAAACTTTTATTTTTATTCTCAAACATAGTCTCAATAGTGAGCCCTTCCGGTTCTGCGTCCTCCTCTTTGTCTTGCAGTCGCACCTTTTGTGTAATCCAACTATTGAATGACGTGATTACTTGCGCCGCGGATTGGGGCGGTACTTTGGGATAGACTAAGTCCGTATTGTCGCGCACATGTGGGTTATCGCATTCAAACCCGAATGCCGCTAACAAGATTGATTTGAGCGTTTCCTTGCACAGCGCAGGTGTTAGCTCTTGTGTTTTTTCCAATTTGTCAAAATAGTCCATTATGTTTGTGGCCAACTTTTTATACGATTTCTTGGGCACTGGGAAATCGCCGTGACTGCTACTCGCCTCAATATCAAAACTACATATCTTGTATGGCACTCGCGTTTCTTTGTTGTTTAGGGGAATGATGTTCTTGTATTCAATCGTGAACTCATAGGTGCATATAGTGGTTTTACTTTGAGCCGGGATTGCGGTCGTCTTTTTGTTGGGCAAGGCGACCCAACCGGTTGGACTGATGTCTTGGATGTGGAAAAACCGGAGCAGCGGCGGAATGTTTGACTCGTAAATCTCCAGAAAGCATGCCAAACCATCATCCGTGACATATTTGTATCCCGCGGTTATTAATTTCTGCTCTTTGCGCCCATCCGGCTTGTCTACTAACCGGTACCATAAATTTTTCACCTTGTTTAGCGCACTCATGTTACTGAACTCCAACATGACAAACCGGTATTCTTTGCCCGCGTCAAAGCCATAAAGTTTTTTCCGTTTTATTAATTTGCAGTCCACGATAGAGTTCGCATAATACGCGCCGACCTTTTGTTTCAGGTGCTGAAACAGCTGCCCCTTTTTGGTCTGCCCCCACGTTTCAGGGACTTTGATGTAAAAGAATGGCTTGTAGTCGTCTATTAAGATGGAGCAGGTTTCGCCTTTTTCATTGATGCCAAACATTTGAATAATGAAGGCAAGGTTATCTGTTTTCTTCCTTTTATCCATGCTCATGTCTTCATCCGACTGATCGGAACCGCTCTCGTCCGATGCTACATTTGCATTGCATACATTAAAATCAAACAGCCTGAATACTTGTTCCATTGTTATTAGTATTTAGTAACACCTTTTTATATATTATTACACGCTATTATTAGGTTATTTTTAATTCAATTTTATTTTTTGTTTCACAGTTATACTGTATGCACTGGCATATAAATAAATAAAATTGAATGTGTTTTCACATGCATTATTAATGCAAAATACAAACAAAACAATACAATCCAATCATCATAATATAATGTCGCAAACTGATATAATGCCCGAAATAATTACGATTTGCACCGAGATGTGCTCTACAGTAGAAGTTAATATGGGTGCCATTCAGCGCACTACAGTAGAACCGGCGACTACACAAAATTCCACTGTAGTGCCGGATATGAACAGCCTAAAACAAATCATTATGAATAACGGCTACGTCCAGTCTTGCGTATCTAATAAAACCAAAGACCCGAGCTCCTTATCATATTTGGTAAGCCGAGAGTTATCTCAAAGCGACTGCATCAAACTGGGTACCGGCATTGAAGTCGTCCTAAAAGATGTCATTGCGGTCTGGGGTTATAATAAATTGGAGAACATCCGCCCCGCCAATCAAAAAGGGAAGAAGGAGCGCGACCATCTATTTAGGGATAACGCAAAAAAAATTGTTTATTATGCTGAACTCAAATCCAACCTCAATTTGGACACCGAAAAATGCAAATCCACGAGCGACAAATGCGTTCAAATATTGCACGAACTGCAGGCCGAGTTCCCGGATTGCGAAATCAAAATGTGCCTCGTCGGGATTAGATACTTCACCAAAGACCTTATTCCCAAAAACATCGCGAACAAATACCGGTCCATTCAATCACATGTCGTCGGCGTAGACGAATATTTCGCCGAATTAGGACTGCAATTCGCGTTCCAAACCGAAGAAAAGTATAAGGAATTTATTAATTATCTCGCAGACAGCATGTTTAATGTTTAGCAATTTAAACAAATAAAATTACATATTCTATCATTTAACGCTTATTTTTTTAAAAGTATAATATATAATGCGCTCAAAAAAAAACAACTATATAAAGAGGAAGAAAACACGTAAACAAA